TTTATTATGAGGTGCAAGCCTGGAATCCTGTGTCGTTGAATGAGAAGTTGATTGATCTTGCTGGGTCGTTCAATAAGAAGGTTGTTGCTACTGCTGATTGCCATTTCCCTTCTGCTCATGATGCTCATGATGAGGAAGTGTTGTTGATGGTTTCTCAGTATCCGTCGTTGAATGCTGGTCAGGTTCGTCATGCTAAGGAAAATCTGTCTGGTGGCGGTTCTGTTACGGATAAGATGAACAGGATGTATCCTGACAGGTTTTTGCGTTTTGATGAGATTAAGCCGTATGTTGCTCCTGCTGATGAGGTGTTGTCTTGGTTTGCTGAGAAGGGTTTTGATGAGCCTCAGTATTTGGAGAATACGATTGAGGTTGCTGAGAAGTGTTCGGCTCGTATTGAGAAGCGTAAGAATTTGTTGCCGAAGTATATTAAGGCTTTGGATTCTGATGATTATCTTCGTGAGATATGCGAGTTTGCTTTGTCAGAGAAGGGGCTGGATGACAATGTGTATCGTGATCGTCTTGCTTCTGAGTTGGAGATTATTAAGGGTCTTGGTTTCTCTGACTATTTCTTGATGGTTTGGGATTTGGTGAAGTGGGCTGACGCTAATGGTGTTGGTCGTGGTACTGGCCGTGGTTCTGTTGGTGGTAGCTTGATCGCTTTCGTCTTAGATATTTCTAAGGTTGACCCCATCAAGTACAACTTGTTGTTTGCTCGCTTTATTAACCCTGATCGTAATGATTATCCTGATATTGATTTGGACTTTGAGGATAAGCAGCGTGATCGTGTTAAGCAGTATCTTGCTGAGCGTTGGGGTGAGGATAATGTTGCGGCTATTGCGACGTATGGTGTGTTTAAGCCGAAGTCTGTGATTAAAGATGTTGCCCGTGTCTTTCAGGTTCCTTTTGATGAGACGAATAGTGTGACTCCGTTCTTTGAGACGTTGGAAGAGTTGCAGGCTACTGACAAAGGCAAGACATTTATTAAGAAGTACCCTGAAGTTCTACCGGTCGCTCAGAAGTTGGAGGGTCGTATTCGTAATACTGGTATTCATGCGGCTGGCATGGTGGTGTCTTCAGTTCCTTTGACTGAGATTTGCCCTGTGGAGACTCGTAAGGGTACCGCTGGTGAGGGTCGTGCTCCTGTTACTTCTTTTGATATGGAGGACGCTGAGGCGGTTGGTTTGATCAAGGTTGATATTCTTGGTTTGAAGACTGTTTCTGTGATTAAGGATTGTATTTCTAAGATTAAGGAGATTCATGGTGTTGATGTTGCTGAAGCATCGCTGGGTCTTGATGATCCGGAAGTGTTCAAGAATTTCAATGAGGGCAACACTGTTGGTGTGTTTCAAGCTGATGCTGCTGCTTACAGGAACCTTATTGAGCGTATGGGGATTGATGATTTTAATGATTTGGTTGTTTCTAATGCGCTAGTCAGACCAGGCGCTCTGCTTTCTCAGGGTCAGACGTATATTGACTGTAAGAAGGGTGAGGCTAATCCTAAGTATGCTCATGAGGTTGTGAAAGACATTCTTGAAGAGACTTATGGGACGGTCATCTTTCAGGAGCAGTTGATGCAGATGGCTGTTGTGCTAGCAGGCTTCTCTTGGTCTGAGGCTGACAAGCTTCGTAAGATTATTGGTAAGAAGCGTGATGCGGCTGGGTTTGATGAGTATAAGGAGAAGTTCTGTAACAACGAGTATTTGACTCGTAAGCAGTCTGAGAAGATTTGGGCTGACTTTGAACTTGCGGCTTTGTATATGTTCAACAAGTCGCACGCTGTTGCTTATTCGATGTTGTCGTATCAGACGATGTGGTTGAAGATTAACTACCCAAAGGAATTTGTGTGGTCAATGCTTTACAACGAGTCCGAGAAGGGCAAGATTACTGCTTATCTTATGGAGGCAAGCCGTCTTGACATTGCTGTTCTTCCGCCGGATGTGAATCTGTCAGGTGAGTCTTTTTCTATTGATGAAGAGGGTATCCGGTTCGGCCTCAGAAATGTTTTAAGCTGCGGAAACACTGCGATTGAGGAAATCTTTAAGCATCGACCATTTGAGTCTTTTGATGAGTTTACTAACAAGTGTAGTAAGCGTCATGTTAAGGCTCCGTTGAGGGAGAACTTAGATAAGGTCGGTGCTTTCACAAGCATGGGTTATGAATCTGCTTATGATCATGAGCGGTACTATCTGCCGATTCTAGGGTTTGCTATTGGTATGGGTTCGTCGTCTAATGAGATGGATGAGGTTGTGGAGCCGATTGAAGGCTTCCATGAGATCTACTCAGAACTGCGTCTGGTGAAGGCTGTGGTTCGTTCTACGAAGAAGACGCCCAAATACCTCAGGGTAGAAATAGAAGATCAGACTGCCTCTACGACTGTGTTTTGCGACAGGAACTCTGAGATTGCTAACAGAGACTTTATGTATTGTCTTATCGGTGACAGAACGATGCATATGTTCTGCGATGCTTACGATTATGTCGGAACAGAACTGTACGATTTAACCATGCTTGTTCGTAAAGGTAAAGATCATGAGTACTCATGGTTGTATGAGACGGGTCTTGGTGATTCTACAGATGAGCGTAGCCTGCTGTATATCTTTAGTACAAGGATGTTCACAACGTCTAAGGGTAAGGATATGTGCAATTTTTATGCTTGGGATGGGGAGAAGATTATTAAGGTCGTGGTTTTCCCGTTCTTGTACGGAAAAATGCGTCATTTACTCGGAAAAACCGGATGGCACGCTGCTAAACTAAAAGGAGTGAAGGACTTGGAAGCGGCGGCTCGTCTTGATTCGTACACTTTAGATAACGAGAACTCACTTATCACTATTGACAACTACATCGAAAGAAAAGGTTTAGTCAGAGAGAATGTCAGTTAAGTCATTCAAGATCACTAACGACTACGGTAGCATTGACTACTACATAAATGATGAAGAGATGGTCAAACAGATCACACCGAATCTGTTTTTTGAGCAAGAGTATGTAGAGCAGTGGTTGACTCCATTCATTGAGAAGTCAAATGTTGCTTTAGATATCGGTGCTCATTGTGGCTCTCATACTCTGATGTACAAGAAGATAAATCCAGACATAAGCGTCTACGCTTTTGAACCTCAGTCTATGATGTATGATTTGCTGTGTGAAAATATCATTAGCAATCAACTGATCAATGTTGCCTGTTACAACAAAGCTGTAGGCAATGTTTCTGGCACAGTCGAAATGAACAGTTACTCATTTGATGGTCAGAACTCAAGAGAACAGATTGAGTACGGAACAAACAATCTTTACAATCTTGCTGGTCTAGAGGTTGGTCATGGAGGTGAGTCGGTGGAAATGGTCACAATTGATGATTATGACTTCCCAGAAGTTGACTTCATCAAGATTGATGTTGAGGGCTACGAGCCTCTTGTATTAGAGGGGGCTATTGAGACAATTAAGAGATGTAGACCAATTATTAGTTACGAATCAAACAGCAAGCGTGCTGGTGGTGTTACGAGAAGTTCCCATCAGATTTTAACCAATCTTGGTTACGCTTGTAGAAATGTTTGGGGCGATAACTGGTTAGCAATTTACTAATTTAAGGAGAGAAATGTTATTTATTGATAAGAGAAAAGGGGACATGGTACCCGCTCATGAAATTATTCCAACGCCTAGCATTGGTCTTAATCGTGCCCTTGGTGGTGGTCTATACACTGGTGCTACCCATCTTTTTTGGGGGACACCATCCGTAGGTAAGACTACGATGTGTTTTAGGATTATCGCTCAAGCTCAACAGATGGGCTACAGGCCGGTAATTGTTGACTCTGAGTATTCGTACTCAGAAGAGTATGCTGGTAAGTGTGGGATTGATACTGACGATGTTGTACTGATTCAGTCCACCGTGGTAGAAGATATTCTTAGGCACCTGATTGGATACTTGAATCATCCCGATGAGAAGCACATCTTCTTGTTTGACAGTCTGTCAAATATCGTAAAAGAAGAGTTTTATGACAAGCCTGACGGCGGTAAGGCTATGGGTTTACAGGCACGCTCTCAGGGCTATTTCTTACAGAAGTTGGTTAATCATCTTCACAAGGAGAAGAATATCATGCTCTTTGTGGCCCACCAGACTGTCGATCTAAGTGGTATGTACGCTGTGATGAAGGCAAAGATGGGCAACACTGTTCATCACAATATGCACAATATTGTCAAGTTGTTCTTGTCTATGTCTCAAAAGGAGATGGAGAGAGAGGACAGGACAAACAAGATCACAAGTCAGCGTGCGACTTGGACAATTGAGAAGACTAAGCAATTGCCCACAATCGGTACTCAGGGCTACTATTATGTGCTCCCACAGGAAGGCAGAATTGATGTAGAACGAGAACTGATTGAGATGGCTGTTGAGAACGACATAATTCAGCGTAGAGGTGCTTGGTACAGTTTTGGTGACCAGCGTTGGAATGGTTCTAGCAACATTGAGTTGACCTTTGAGCAGCAAGAGCAAATTTACGATCAACTAGTTGGAGCGACAAATGAAGCGTGACGAGAATCAAGAAGCTAAGCGTGATAAGGCTAAGCCTGTAAAGAACTCCGGTCGGGGTTTTAGAAAGGGTGATGCTACTTTTCACCGGTTCCTTTTAGACTATAAGCACAACGGTAACACTTTTACTTTGAGTCGTGCTGCTTGGATTAAGCATCGTAAAGACGCTTGGAGAAGTCAATACAGATATCCTTGCATTTCTGTTGTTTTGGGAGAAGATTCCGATACTAAGGTTGCTATAATTGACTGGGAAGTTTTTAAGGAGTTGATACGTGACTCAGATTACGAATGAGGAACTGTTCCAGATGGCATTTTATTATGCTGTTGGGATTCTTAGTGGGATGGAATATTACGAAGATATCCCTGAGCCAGACCTTGTAGATGGTATTTTGCAAAGAGCAGAAGATATCATTTTGGAACAACGCAGAAATTATGAAGAAGGTTGAGAGGCACGGCATTTTTGGTTGGATTGCAACAGCAGTTGTCGTATTTATTTATGACTATTGGGCAATACATGGTAAACATCAAACAATGTCTAGTGCGTTTAAGAGTGGTCTGTCTAGAAAGACTACGGTGTTTCCGACGTTTGTGGGGTGGGCAATTTTGACATGGCATCTATTTAGGCCGGATTCTTTGAGAAAGACAGATTTATTTTCACTTATAGTAGATAGGAAGGTTGTTGAGTAATTTTTTTATAGACATAGACAGGATATCTGAACTTATGGGCGACCAGGCTGATGAGTTCATTGAGTGCATGAAGATTGTGCAAGATATCATTGATCGACCAGAGACATATGTTGGTGGTCAGGCGATTAGGTATGCTAACCAACTTGCAGCATACAGGACGACTATGATTATTAAGTCTCAGATGTATAAGCGTAAGTCGTCAATGATGGTTGAAGAAGATAAGTTTACGAACGATATCTGGAAGACTATGTACGAAGCTTTGGGCGAAAACATTAACGTATTAAAACTAGCTGCTAGAACAGGAGTATCATGAAGTCATTAGGTGCATTGAGAAAGACGGAAGAAAAGAAGGCCGTTGTTGAGTCTGAGCAACTTACTGGTTCTCAGATGGAAGAGTGGTTGGTTGAAAACATTGACGTTGACCTTCAGAAACGCAATGAGCCGGTCTACAAAAAGGTTGATTATTTCAGACCAAGTAGCACGAATCAGTGCGCTAGATACTGGTATTATATGTTTGATGGAGTTACTTACACACCTACGTTCTCTTCTCAGACTTATCGTATCTTTGACAATGGCCACGCTGTCCATGATCGGCTATATACTTATCTTGATAGCATGGGTATTCTTGTCGCCTCTGAGATACCGATCTCAAACGATGACCCACCAATTCAAGGAACAGCCGATGGAATCATCGAACTGGACGGTAAGAAACTAATTGAGTTAAAGTCAATCTCATCTGAGGGATTTCACTATCGCCAGTTAGCACACAAGCCTAGCGATGATCATGTGCGTCAGGCTAACTTATATATGCACTGTCTTGGTTTAGAATCTGGATTTGTAATTTACGAGAATAAGAATAATCAGCAAATTTTACCAATATACATTGAGCGAGACGACGCTTTTCTTGATAAACTATTTAAGAAGTATAGGAAGATCTATCAGAGCGTACAAGATGGAGTAATTCCTGATCGTCCTTATAAGAGGACATCAAAGCACTGTGCTAAGTGTGACTTGGCTAAGATGTGCTGGTCGGAAGGCAACGTTGAGCAAGAATTCGAGTCATTTTGATCCGATATCGTGTAAGAATGAAGATTGTAAAAAGATCTTTGTCCCAAAGACGTATAATGCGATCTTTTGTTCCCCAGATTGCAGAAGAATTGTCACAAACAAGAAACTTCTTGACAATTACTACAAAAACAAAGAGAAGAAGAATTCAAAAAGGACTTGTGAAACTAAAGAGTGCAATACTATACTGTCCTCTTACAATAAAGAGGATATTTGCGAAAGGTGCAAGAGAGAACGATACATAGCAAGACTTGTTTCTTGGGGCTGGGATGAGAGGAGCCTAAGAGATGAGTATCGTTAAGGTTATTAATCAAATTAAGACTATTCGCCTCCTAGCGGTAGATCCTGCTTCTCACTCACTCGCTTGGTCAGTTGTCGATCTTGGATGGAACAAGTTCTCGGTAGTTGCAACCGGAAAGATTGATTTTAAATCTCAAAAAGAAGTCTCTAACAAGTTTTCAGCTATTAGGC